CTTCCTCTTCGGGCGGTATCTCAGATTCAAGCTCCGCCGGCATTTCCAGTGCTTCGTCTGGCGTCTCAGGCACCGGACCGCCATCCGCCATAAGAGATCGTCTGTATTCGTGTTCTGCCGCCTGATGCATGCCTGCCCGTCGAGATCCGACAGCCGGAGCGCCGTTAAGCGACGTCCTTTTGGTTCCGAATTTCCGCTGAACATTTCTCATGATATTTCTGATCATACTGCTCATTCATCCTCTTTCTTTTCGGCCATTTCGGTGTATTGCCGAAAATCGATACCGTTTTTTTTGGCGAGACCGTCCTCAATGGCTACTCCGAGAATGTAACTCACGATCGTCCCGACCACGCCGATAACGGATTCTTCCGGTATCGGGAAATCCGGCCAGACCAGATAGATCATCGAGTAGACAACGCCGACGATTGCAGCCCAAAATTTCCGGCTTTTCAAAAGGTTATATCCTACGTCTTTCATAGTATTTCCCTTTCAATTGCCCGGGAAAGACCCGAAATTTCACGCGGAGCGTGAAAATTTCGGGCTATTTTGCCCCGGGCTTACACTTATTCCCCCTACTGCGTAAACCGTATTCAGGGGCCGTCAGGACGCGTCAGGAGAGATGGTATAAGAGCCGCCGCGTCCTGATTTTCCACTCAGTCAGTCACGTTGGACTTGTACAGCGGCCGGTAATCCGCCACCATGACATTCAGGAAGTGGCGTGCCTTGACGCGGACTTCGTCATTGCTGAACAGAGCGCCCTGTGTCTGATTGTCGGCAATATAGATTTCCGGCAGCAGGCCGAAGCGTTCGCCGATGAAGATCGCCGGAGCGATGGACGGATCCGCGACAGCTGCCCAGTCTGTCGGATCGGAAAATTCCGGACAGACAATGACGTCGCCGAACTGTCCGCGCTGCAGGTTTTCACTGGTGATGTTTGCTTCATAGGCTAAGGACGGATACAGGATCCTCTGAGCCGTCAGACGCAGACCGCGCGGGACGATCAGATAACGGGCGTCAACCGCCTGTTTCGGACCGGTCACACCGGCAGGAGCGAGTAAAGCCTGATCCCAGATGGCCTGAGAAGCCGCTTCCCATGTGGACGCGGACAGAGCGGATGTACCCAGGTTGAAGTGGTATGTCGCGTCAAAGACGTTCTTTGTGTCTGCCATGGCAGGACCGACGCCGCTGTTCGCAAGGAAAACATTCGCCACCGCGTTGCTGATCCGGCGAAGGCCGGCTGTTGCCAGTTTCATCGGGTACTGGCGCAGTTTCATCGTGTCATCCCGTTCGAACATTTCGATGGTCAGGCCGACGTAAGCGCCGTACTTGGACCATGTGCCGGTTTCCGGACTGTCGATCACTGCCAGAGCGGTATAGTTCCCGCCTTCTGCCACGGATGGCAGCATGTTCAGTTCACCGACGAGGATCCCGGTGATATCCTGCAGATTTTCAAAGTGTTCTACCTTGACGATCTTTTCCCACCACCGGTAACCGGAGGCTCCCAGTTCATCCCACGTCTGGGCAACGATCTTATTCAGGACGTTGGCCAGAATACCGGGAAGGTCGGACGTGCTGGAAAACTGTGCCCGCTGCGGATCGAAACCGCCGTGAAATTCCCGGTCCCCGGTCATCATCACATACAATTCGCGGATACCGGACAGCTTGTCGCATTTCAGGCCGGCAAGCTCACGGGGACGCTTCGCGCCCAGAAGGTCATGCACAGCTGCCACGATTTGATCATGGGAAGAGAACATGGCGGAGACGTGGCCGCCGATTCCCCGGACAGATTCGCCGGCAGTCAGCGCCGAATACAGTTTCCGGTAATCCTTGATTTCCTTATCAAGCTCATCCGGTTCAAATAGCCGGTTCGCGAACTGCGCCCGGATCTTGTCGCGCATCGGCATGGGGATGTCGCGAGCATTGGACAGTGCCGTCTCCAGAAGGTATTTGCACTGTTCAGCCCGGATCGCCCGCATCTTCGCTGCTTCCGCTGCCAGTGCGTTCTGCTGTTCAGCTGCAGTTCGGAGCGCATTGGTCGCCCGGACATCGTTGGCCATCTGTCCGCGATAGCGGGCAGCCGTCTGTTCCTCAGCCAGACGTTTGGTGACGGAATTCAGCGCGCGCAGCACCGCCCCGCCCCGGGCAGGGTCAACGACCAGATCAACGCTGAAGATCTTCATGATCTCAGTGACGACACTGCCGTCACAGTTGAATGCCAGGTCAGCGGAAAAGCCGATTTTCGTGTCGGTCCCTTCCACCGCCAGTACTTCGGCCAAAGTCTGCTTCAGCAGTTCAGCGGACGGGCCGAAAGGCGTCAGCTTCGCGACAACACCCTGCATGTTCTCGTCGAAAACCGGATTGGACAGCAGACCGGCGACATCACGAACGGAGTGACCGTCCATATTATCCAGAGGCAGATGATCAATGAAACACTGCACTCCGTCAAAAAGCGGGACTGCCGCGCGGAGAACGTCCGCGGAGAATTCCCACCCGTTACCGACACCGGCAGTCATGCAGACGATTTCGAACCCGTTACCGCCTGCGTCCGGTGTCCCTTCCATCGGAAAAGACTGACGCTGTTCGTCATACTTATTTCGAGGCATACATACTCCTTACATCAAAATGTTCACAATTTTCCGGCACATGGCCGGTCATGTCAATGACGGTGACTCTCTTCCCGCCATAATTTCTATGACAATAAAACTCATCAAAACCGGAAAAATGAATCGTTTTTCCGACGTTGATCCAATCACAATGAGCGCAAAACTTACAGTTTTTCTCAATTTTTACGAGTAATTTTGACTTATTCGTCTCTTTTCGTTTTTTCCATTCCTCCCACTCGGTCGGCCGGCACTCCTCGTAATTACTCATGATTTTCGGTCCGTTTCTCTCATCAGGTCCAGATTTTTCAGGTAATCCGAAAGATATTCAGCCGATTCAAGCATCATTTTTTCCTTGCATCCCTCCAAATACAGAGGGCATTTCGCACATCTTGTAAACCGGCAGCAGTCTAAAGCCTTGATTACCTTCTGAATATTCTTCCGGTATTGCTTCAATCCGGACACTAATTCACCTCTTTTCCCTGATCGTAATGCTTCACATCCGAGGGCAAAGTCGTTGTGTTGTATTTTGTCGCGTCATCTTCTCCGCCGGCATTGTTGATTGCCGACATAAATACCAGTTCTTCCGTTTCGGTCCATGGATCTTCAGCCCCCGCGGCGAGCACGGCCGCTGTATCCGGATCTTCACCGGCAAATTTATAAACGAGGCGGAGATACTCTTCCCGGCTGATATACCCATGCTTACGCATCTGAACGCAGACGTTGCTCATAGTCGCGGCGGCAGTGGACAATGTATTGTTGTCCGCTTCATAAATATCCGCTCCGATCAACCGGAAATCCGCTTCCGGATTCAAATCGTGATCCACAAGATGACGCCGCCGGAGGACCGCCCGAACGACCTGTGACAGGATCCAGATGAAAGTCTGCTGCCGCTGTTCGAAAGTCCTGTATGTGGCGCCGCCCGCGGCTTCCGCGCTGGCTTTATTTTGGCTTTCCGGTTCGGCAAGAAAATGCAGCGGGATCCCGACGCCGGACGCGATTTGTTTCTTCAGCGCCAGACCGTCATCCTTCGCGTCGGATGATTCCAATTTCGCGGAAAGGACATCCCAGGTCTCCGAATCGTTGGTGACCAATATTGATCCGGGATTCAAAGGACGCTGATTCAGCTGATTTTGCCGTTCGATCCGCTGCGCTTCCGTCTGTAAGTGCGTCTGTACCGTGAACAGGAACGAATTACGGTAGTGGTTGAGACGCGCCCGGTCTTCAAGCCACATCGAATACCGCTGCAGCCAGATCAGCACCGGAGCGAGATCCGGTTCGCCTAATTTTGCTCCGATCGGACGATTTATGGCGAACTGCATCATGCGGGGATCGAGGGTCGGGAGCAGTGCGTCTTCCGCGTCAACGTGAACGAATTCAAGCCGGTTTTCTTCGGTGAAGTCAAACCATAAAGCCTGTTCATAGTCGTTCGCTTTGGTCTCGATATTCTGTATCGCTGTAGCCGGTACCGCCCGGACATAAGTCTTTCCGGATAGATCGGAAGAAAGAAGAACGAAAAGATTCCCGGTTCTGGTCAGTTCGTCGCACCATTCAGCCACTCTAATATCCATATGATTTAGTGGGTCAGTCCAGAAATCCTGTATGGCTGCCATCGCTTTTTCATCTTTACACTCTATCGCGATCCCTTCGCCAATGACGTACTGTGTCTGTAAATTGACAATGCGGCGGGCAAGAGGATTTTCCCGCCAAGCTTGCAGGGACGC